AGGACAGAAATCCTCCTCCGAAGAAGAAACCAGAGAAGAAGGAAAAAGGTGCATCCTCACCTAGAAAGAGGGGTGCACCCTTAGGCAATAAGAATGCGAAAGGAAATAAGGGCGGCGGAGCTCCTTTAGGCAATAAGAACGCACTTACCCATGGAGCATATTCGAAGTACTGGGACAGTCTTGACGAGGACGAGCTGGCATTGCTCGAAGAGGAATACATGGATGCCGAAGAAGAACTGAGGAAACAGATTCAATTGTATACCATCAGGGAACGGCGCCTGATGAACCGGATAAAGCAGTATAAAGAACTGGAGATCCAGAACAAAGGGTTTGCGGTCAGTGCCATTACAAAATCGAAAGATACTGCCATGAGGCTGAATGAAGACGGAATCCCTATTCTGAATGCGGATGGCAATCCTATCCTTGACACAGTGGAAGAAAGGACAGTCACACATACAGCAACTATCATTACGAGCATTATGGCTTTAGAGGCTGAGCTGACAAAGGTACAAAGAGCAAAGACCAAAGCGATTGATTCCCTTATCAGATTGCAGAATGATAGGCGCAAATATGAAATCGATGAGGCTAGGGAACAAAGAGAAGCAGACCTTCATGAGCTGCAGAAAGAATTGCTGGATGCACAGATTGAACATATGGATGCTTCTACCAATAAACTCCTTGGAACTGATGTTGAGTTGGAAGACACCACAGATGCAGACAATCTGATATATGGTTCTGTGCTGGATGAAGGAGGTGTGACCGATGCGGAAGAAGCAAAGGGTCCTCAGATGTCAGAAGAGTAAGGTCGAACAGAAGAGAAAGAAAACACTGAATTTCAATTTTTCGCAGAAACATATTAGTTATATACGGAATTGTCAACACAATGTGTACAACATGGCAGAAGGAGCAGTTCGAGCCGGAAAAACTGTGGATAACGTCTATGCTTTTGCTCATGAGCTGAAGACTCATCCGGATAAGCTGCATTTGGCCACAGGAAGTACGGGAGCCAATGCCAAATTGAACATTGGTGACTGCAACGGAATGGGACTTGAAGGCATATTTAGAGGTCAGTGCAAATGGGGAAAATACAAAGGAAATGAGTGCCTTATCATTAATGGACCTGACACAGGATTCAAAGAGAAGGTTGTTATCTTCGCTGGTGCAGCTCTTGCATCATCATTCAAAAAGATACGTGGTAACTCTTATGGCATGTGGATTGCCACTGAGGTCAATCTGCATCATGACAATACCATCAAAGAGGCGTTCAACCGAACACTGGCCAGTCATCGAAGAAAGTTCTTTTGGGATCTGAACCCCGACCACCCGAAAGCAAAGATATATACGGATTACATTGATAAGTATGTAAAGATGCACAAGACAGGTGAGCTTCTTGGGGGAGTAAACTACCAGAAATTCACTATCTTCGATAATATCAACATCAGCAAAGAGAGCAGGGATGCATTCATATCTCAGTACGAAAAAGGAAGTATCTGGTACAACAGAGACATCATAGGAATGAGATGTATCGCTGAGGGATTGATATACAGCAAACTGGCATCAGAGTTCTCTCTTCCGGAGGAACAGAAGAAACCTCACAGCCTGACTGTAGAAGAAGCAAGGCAGAAGAAGTTCATGAAGATAATCGTTGCTGTAGACTTTGGAGGTAACGGTTCTGGTCATGCATTTGTAGCCGCCGGAGTAACTCATGGATACAAGGAAGTAATCGCCTTGAAGTCCAGAAGGTATAAAGAGGGGGAGATAGACCCGGATACCGGAAAGGAAATCAAGGATGTTGACCCGGACATGCTCGGAAAGCTGTTCGTGAAGTTCGTAGAGGATGTGTATTATACCTATGGCTTTGTATCAGCAACATATGCCGATTCTGCAGAATCCGTATTGATAAGAGGATTAAAGAAAGCTATGAATCAGGCAGGTTTCGGCAATATTGCTCCGACCAATGCCTTAAAGACAATCATAAATGATAGGATTTTTACCCTAGTAGCCCTGTCGGTAGCCGGCAGGTTTTTTTATGTCGAAAAGGAATGCCTGTCATTGATGGATGCAATCTCCACAGCAGTATGGGATCCAAAGGTGCTTACTGAGAATGTGAGACTGGATGATGGCACGACAGATATCGATAGTCTGGATGCCTTTGAATACTGTTTCGAGAGGTTCATAAACAAACTGATAGTGAAAAGAGGTGGTGATGCTTGAATGTAGGCGACATCTTTAAAAAAATTGGAAAGATGGTGAGAAGATTGATTTCAAAGAAGGTCACGATTGAGAATGCATTTAGCACTACGATTGTCGTGTCGAGTGAAATGGAGAACTCAATCCAGGAATGGGCGATGATGTATAAAGACGAGCCGCCATGGAAGGACAATGTATTAGGGACATTGAACCTTGCGGCAACGATTTCAGCAGAGATTGCCCGTTTAGTAACATCAGAAATGAAAGTGGAGGTGTCTGGCTCTCCTATGGCGGACTATATCAATGAACAATTGAAAGGAACTATTGCCAACGCCAGACAATATACGGAATATGCTTGTGCCAAGGGAGGAATCGTTTTAAAACCGTATGTCATTGAAACGACCGGGAAAATTGGCATCAGTATTATTCAGGCAGAGGATTTCTATCCTACAAAATTTGATTCCAATGGGAATATCATGGGCGGCATCTTCCCTGATCAGAAGATTATCGGCAAGAAGAAATATACCAGAATGGAAAAACATGAGCTCAATGGAACAACATACACGATTGAGAACAAGGCTTTTGTAACCGAAGTATCGGATGTGAATGATACGAATGATTCTATCCTTGGAAAAGAGGTGGAATTATCAGAAGTTCCGGAATGGGAAGAAGTGCAGCCTTTTGTTTCCATTGACAATATAGAAAAAACATTGTTCGCATATTTTAAAATGCCGATGGCCAACAATGTAGAGATTCGCAGTCCTCTTGGTGTTTCAGTATTTTCCAGGGCAGTAAAGACCATCCGTAATGCAGATGAACAATGGTCGAATATTCTGTGGGAATATGATGCCACACAGGCAGCTGTCTTCGGAGATGAAGAAATGTTCCTTACAGATGAGCGTGGAAATCTTAAACTGGAAGGAAGAGAAAAGAGACTGTTCCGTACATTTGAAGGGATGGAGAAGAAACTGCAGGAATATAATCCGAATATTCGTGATACAAGCTTGTTTAACGGCTTGGATAAGATATTCAAACAGATTGAGTTCCAATGCCAGTTGGCTTATGGCACAATCTCTGACCCTGCCAATGTAGATAAAACCGCCACAGAGGTAAAACAGTCAAAACAGAGGTCTTATTCCATGGTATGTGATATTCAGCAGGCGTTCCAGACGGCACATGAGAACCTTGTTTACGCAATGTATGCCTTGTCTCTTTTATACGAACTGGCACCAGATGGCGAGTATGAGACAATGTTCAATTTTGGCGATTCCATCATGGAGGATGCAGACATAGAGTTCCAGAGACTGATGCAGATGGCAGCGGCCAAAATGATCAGACCAGAAAAAGTTGTTGCATGGTATTTTGGTGTAAGTGAGGAAGAGGCGCTGAAGATGCTTCCTCCTGCATTTGACGAAAAGGACCCTGAGGATGAACCTCCGGAACATGACGAGGAGTGATAGCCCATGTTGACACCGGAAGAAATGGCTGCATATCCAGATAACATTGACGAGATGTATCAGGAACTTGATGAGTTTATTATCAAGGACTATGCCAGAAGAGTTGCCAAGGCGGGAAGAGTTACAGACACAGCCGAATGGATTGCCCAGAGAGGCGAGGCAATTGGTCTTTCTGAAGAAGAAATCCAAAGAGAAACGGCGAGAATCCTGGAAATGTCCGAAGAGGAAGTAGAGGAGATATTTGAAGATGCAGCTCTTACATCTGCAGAGAATGACGCAGAAAGATTTGCTAGTGCCGGCATTACAGCTGGAAGAGCTTCTTCCTATGCCGCGGTCGTGAGATTCTTGGATGCCGCTACAAAGCAGACTGGTGGAGAACTGAAGAATATCACCGGAACAATGGGGGTTGCAGTAGATAACGAGGGAGAAGACCTCACGGATTTCTACCAAAGAACTCTTGACTATGTGCAACTGCAGGTATCATCTGGTGTGACAGATTACAATACTGCTATCAGAAATGCTGTTAAGAAGCTGGCGGCAAAGGGAATCCAGTTCATTGATTATGAATCTGGAAAGAGGATGAACATCGCATCCGCTGCCAGAATGTGTACCCTGACAGGGATTTGTCAGATGGCAAGGCAGATGAATGAGGCTGTATGTGATGATTTAGGATTCGATATCGTTGAGACGACAGCTCATCCGGGCGCACGTCCTTCTCACATGGTATGGCAGGGACGATTGTTCAGCAGATCAGGAAGGAGCAAGCAATATCCGCCACTTGAACAATCGACAGGCTTAGGAACTGCTGGAGGGTTGTGCGGAGTGAATTGCCGACACAGCTATTATGGTGTCCCAGAAGGCGCAACGAGAACATGGACAGATGAGGAACTGGCCAACATTGACCCTCCGCCATTTACTTATGAGGGAAAAGAATACACCTACTATGAGGCGAATCAGAGGATGCGCTACATGGAACGTCAGATGAGAAAGACGAAAAGAGAAGCGGTAGGATATGAAGCTGCCGGTCTGGATGATGATTTCACTGCAGCCAGCATCAAGCTGAATCGACAAAGGCAAGAGTATAAGAAGTTTGCCAAGACTGCAGGGATAAGACCTAAATACGAGAGAACACAGGAATTAGGGTATGATCGTTCTGTTAGTAGCAAAGCAGTGTGGCGCAATCGAAAAAATACTGGAGCCAGAAGAGAAACTTTGGCAGACCGATATGAAAGAAGGGAGAAAGAATCAAAACGTTTCTACAACGAAAGGAGACAAGATGATTCAGACATCTCAAAAATTTCAAAAACTACAGGCTTTTCAGAAACAAAAGTCAGACAGATAAAAGAGCATTTATTTGTTAACGAACATATTTTAGATGATGGCGTAAGAAGGTTCGATGAAGATTACGACATCGCTGTAGCATGGAAAAGATTATCAGATGGCAATCCGGAAGAAAGAGATATACTGCTGCTGGAACATGAATATCTTGAATCTACCGTTGAGAAGGAGTATAATCTTACATATAGGGAAGCTCATGATATAGCTGAGGAACAGTATGCATGGGATGTTGAAATGGATAAAATGTTTGAAGGGTGGGGTGAAGATGTATTACTCTATGAAACTGAATAAGAAAACAGAAGAGAAAATCACATATGACTATGGCCCATCGATGGAAGAACTGGATGGAGTTCTTGAGATTGACAGGAGGACGATGATTCCTACTATCGTTAAAAAGTCAGAAAAAACAATTATGCGTTTCACCACGCTAGGAAAGCTTATTGTGAGTATCTCGAAAGGGAAGATTCCTGAAAAATACAGTTTTGCATCGTAAATTCAAAGAATATGTAACGCCGTCACGGAAACGTGGCGGTTTTTTTATGCCCAAAAGGAGGAAAAACATGATTATGCATGAAGAAGAAATGATGAAAAGAGAAGAAAGACTCACTAAGGAAGAATTATTTAAAAATTACGAGGAAGCACAGAAAGACGGTATCGGTGCAGTTGTCCTGTTTATCCAGATGCCGACAGGAGAAGTAGAGGCCATCACTAATCCGAATGTCGAAGCGAAAATGCAGTATATCGATAAGACTTATGACGAGAATCTTGTTCACAAGAACTGCAAGGATATCTTCATCCTTGACTGTGTGTTCTGTGATAATTCCGATACATTTGATTTCGGTTATGCTCTTGAAATCATCAAAGAGGGCGGAAAAGCAGCACGAAAAGGTTGGAATGGGAAGAACCAGCACATCGAAATGGCATCCAACATCAGTTATGTCGGTCCCAATGGAACCGTTGTTAACCCAGAGCATGAGGCAATTGGCAATAAGACGATCGCTTTCGTCGGAACATCCGGTGTTCAGTTAGGATGGCTCGCTTCACAGGCCGACATGCTTGCAGAAGACTGGTATGAAGTGGGCTCAGAGGAGTAAAACATGGGAACTGAAATGATGGCAATTGGTAGAGGATTAGCAGCTGTTGAAGAATTCAAGAAGGTCACAGAACCCGTTGTTAGATGGCTTCAGGAAAATGGAAATCCTCATCAGAAAATCATTATTGAGCAGGATGGTGCAGAGATGGCAAGCGGTGAAATGGCTTATCATGTAGATGTGCCGGATTAGGAGGAAGAATGAAAAAATACATTGGAACAAAGATGGTCGAGGCAGAACCGGCCTTTCGATTAGATGGAGAAGTGCATCCGATTGAGATGATTGACATGCTTCTGGATGAAGAAAAGGAAAGAGCAGAAGAAGGGTATGAGCTGCGTTATCCGGATGGATACATCAGCTGGTCGCCAAAAGAAGTGTTCGAAAGAGCATACATGAAACTGGATGAGAACAAAGACCTTCCTTCTGGCGTGAGCGTCGGTGAAAAGATGGTCAATGATTTCATTGCCATTATCGATACAAGAACAATCGGAGACAGAACAACAGTTGTCATGTGTACCCTCAGAAATGGATTCATTATTACCGAATCCTCATCCTGTGTGGATCCAGCAAATTATTCACAGAAGATTGGAGAAGAAATCTGCATGGGTAAAATCAAAGATAAAATTTGGGAACTTCTCGGATTCCTGTTACAGACAGCAGTGAACGGCATCCAGTAGCCTATGAGAACTCCTGATTTGACTCAGATTAGCTTCTAAGAGAAAGGAGGATAATTAATATGCCTAAGAAACTGGCAAGGCTCAGAGCCCCATGTGTAAAGAATTAGGAAGGAGGTGATCCAGATATCTCCCAGCTGTGGGTAAAACAGTCACGGACGTTAACGACGTCCTTTTTTTATGTCTTTTTTAAGATGTGGAAGAGACATATGACCAGCTCATGTCGATTAAACTGTGTGGCTCCCTCTTGCGGTATGAGGTTTAAACTATCGCGGTCAACGGAGGCACCGTATATAAAAACAGTGACGAAAGGAAAGAAGAACTATGACACTCAAAGAATTATTAGGAGAAGAATTATTTGCACAGGTCGATGCAAAGATCCAGGAACACAATAACGGACAGGAAGACAAGAAGAAACATGTTCGCTTCGTGGATTTATCCGAAGGAAATTATGTTTCCAAAGAAAAACATACAGCTTTGGAGCAGAAGGCCGAAGGATTCCGCATGGAAGCAGAGGGGTACAAAGCCCAACTCGGAGAGGCGAATACTACTATCCAGTCCTACAAAGACATGGACATTGATGGAATTAAAAAGTCTGCAGCTGATTGGGAAACCAAGTACAACACAGACACTAAAGCACTTCAGGACAAGCTTGATGCTCAGGCAACAGAGTTTGCGGCTGAGAAATATATGGGACAGTTCCAGTTCACTTCTCCGTTGGTGGCGAAAGCTGCTATGGCAGAATTCATGGCCCAGGGCTTTAAACGCAGTGAAGACGGCACATTCCTTGGAGCAGATGATTTCATGACAAAGATGAAAGAAAACAATCCGGGTGCATTTGTAGTCGAGACTCCGCCTGCTGACCCAGAACCGTCAAAACCACCAAAACCAACATTTACTCCGGGTACTGACCCTACACCGCCGGGTGGTAAGAAGAAAATGTCTCTTACTGAGGCGATGAAGTATAAGAACGAACATCCGGAAGCAGATATTACAACACTTTTAGAGTAATCAAAGGAGGAAAAAGTAATAATGATTAAATCTAATGCAATGAAAATGAACCTTCAGTTCTTCGCTGAAATTCCAGCGAGCGTATTCGATGAGAAAATCTTTAATGCTGAGGTATTCAAAGGTTACGTAGATAGAGTACCGAACACAAAGAGAACAGAACTCATCCGTTCCAGAGCAATCAGACCAAGACCAGATCTCGCAGCTTCCATGCGTGACCAGACTGGCGGCAACTATATCACAACTACATTAAGAGGTCTTATCTCTGGTTCTACACCTCAGAACTATGATGGTGGTACAGATATTCAGGCAGGCAGCACTGCAACATTCAGACATTCCAGAGTCGTAGTAGGACGTGCCAACGCATGGACAGAGAATGACTTTTCTTACGACATTACAGGCGGTGAAGACTTCATGGCCAATATTGCTCAGCAGGTATCTGAATACTGGTCCGAAGTAGACCAGGATACTCTTGTTCATATCCTTAAAGGTATCTTCAACATGACAGGAACAGCGAACAAGAAATTCGTAGATGCTCATACATATGACACCTGCGAAAAGGAAAATTCTGAAGGAGTTATGGGCCATATGGACGCAACTACTCTTAATACTGCTATCCAGCAGGCTTGTGGTGATAACAAAGGTGCATTCTCCCTTGCTATCATGCATTCCAAAGTGGCTACAAACCTTGAGAACTTAAAGGTATTAGCATACTGGAAACAGACAGATGCGAATGGTGTGGAACGTCAGTTAAGCCTTGCGTCCCTCAATGGCAGAACAGTACTTATCGACGACGGTATGCCTGTAGAAGCAGGTGCAGACGGCGCAGGAGACAAATACACAACATTTGTACTTGGTGACGGTGCTATCGAATATACAGACTGCGGCGCTAAAGTTCCTTACGAAATGGACCGTGATCCTTCAAAGAATGGCGGACAGGATACTCTTTACAGCAGACAGCGTAAATGCTTCGCTCCTTACGGTATTTCCTTCACACAGAAAACAATGGCTACCTTGTCACCAACTGATGATGAGCTTGAAGATGGTGGTAACTGGGAGCTTGTTTCTTCTCAGGGAACTACAAAACAGTATCTTGATCACAAAGCTATTCCAATTGCGAGAATCATCTCTCTTGGCTAGGATGAAGCATCAAAACAGGGCGGTTTTCTTATGAAATCGCCCTTTGAAACGGAGGTTATCGCATGGGAGATGCATATGTAAGCTTTGAATATTACAATAAAACCTTTTGTGGCAATGAGATTCCAGAGAATGTATTCAATAATGCGTGTATCTGGGCGACGGCAAAGGTGAACCAGATGACTTTTGGAAGGCTGAAAAAGCTAAAGGAGATTCCTGACTGTGTGAAGAATGCTATCTGTGATCTCGTCCAGAAGTATGCGGCACAGAAAAAGAAAGCAGAGGCATTGGCTAAATCAGAGAGTAACGATGGGTATTCCATCACCTACGTAGAACCGAGTGCAGATGTCTCATTCGATGCTGATGCGAACAGATGCATCAAAATGTATCTTTCCGGGACAGGACTTCTTTATCCGGGCACTTCTCCGATTTATGATTTGGAGGATGGTGAGCAGGATGGTTAATGCAGATCAGGTAATTACTATCTTCAATACCAGAATTGATAAAAAGACGCGCAGAGAGTTGTATGTTCCGACTACAATCACAGGCGTGTCCTTTTATGATGTCCAGAACTCCACGATTTCGGCGAGAATGGGAGAATCTGCGAGAAGCGAAGATTTGTCCTATAAAATTAGAATACCTCTTACAGCTAAAATACAGGATTCCAAGACGTATCTTCCAGAGGATATGTACAAAGACCTTGAGGATGAAGATACAGACAGCTATTGGACTATCCAGAAAGGCTGCTATGTGATAGGAGCCGCCGTATCTGCAGGCAAGCTTCTTCTCACAAAAGAGGAAGTGGATGAGCTTGTCCGGTCAGCGAATGCAGGAGCTGCTATTGTTGTTAAAGAATATGCCGACAACACAAAAAGAGGCACTGATGCTGTGAAACATTGGAGAATTGGAGGTGTTTAATGGCAGTAAATCCAATTAAGACACCAAATGGAACTATTGTAATTGGCAGTAATGGGAAGGCAAAGATTCAGCTTTCGTGGAATCCGAATTTTGACAGCATTAGAAATGCCAACTTTTCAAAAATGCAAAAGATTGTAGATTCGGAAGTGTTGAGACGATGCAGTCCAAGAGTTCCTTTGGATACAGGGGTATTGGAAAAGTCCGGCACGTTAGGAACGACCATAGGAAGTGGAGAGGTGTGCTATATCGCTCCCTATGCAAGATTCCAGTATTACAATACAGCCGAGACACGTTCTTATGCCGCAAACAGAGGTGCCAAATGGTTCGAGCGAATGAAGGCCGCTGAGAAGAAAGAAATACTTGCAGTGGCGAAGAAGAATGGAGGCTAATATGGCCAAATCAATCATAGAGGGCATTACTAATTTTTTTATGGAATGTCCTTTACTTAAAGAAGGTGTATTCCGTGTGGATGCATTGGGAGACCAGGGCATTGAGTATGCGATTGAGACGTCCGTATTTGACCCTGTGATCAGACGTTACGTTGACGGAAGCACCCTAAGACAGTACCAGTTCGATTTTGGAAGCCGCGAATTCTATTCGATGGACCGCATCGAAAACATCCAGAACAGCGCATTCTATGAGGAATTCTCGGACTGGGTAGAGAAACAAAATAAATTGCAGAACTTTCCTGAGTTACCGGATGATTGTACGCCGGAAGCTTTGGAAGTTTTGTCTCCTGGCTATTTCTTTGACGGTTCGATGAGAAATGCCAGATACAAAATACAATTACGATTAATCTATTTGAAGGAGGCAATATAAATGGCAAAGAAAAGAGATATCGTTTTAAGACATAAGATCGCCGATTATCTGAATATCGGAACACCGGAAGAACCAAATTATGTACTTCTTGGAACCGGCTTTACAACTCTTGATGAAGAACCAGGAGCGCAGTCCGAATCTACAAAATACATCAACGAAGCGTCTGCTTCTTCTTCCATTATCAGTTACGAAACAACCTTCCCATTTGAGTCTGAACATGTGCTTTCTCAGGAGGGCATCGATGATATTTATGGAATCGCAAGAGACCATAAAGTAGGCGCTGACGCCGAAAGGGAATACGTTCGTGCAGAACTCTGGAATCCTGTAGACGGGCAGACTACTAAATTCAAAGCGAGAAAATTTACAGTTGCTGTTGAAGTATCTACATACTCCGGAGAAAACAAACAGGTCCTTTCCGGAAACCTCAATGCAGTAGGAGACCCAGTGCTCGGTACTTTCGATACAGCAACAAAGACATTTACAGCAGATGGAGAAACACCTGCAGCTCAGGCAGAACAGACTGAGGAATAAGAACAAGTAACAATCAATCGATACAAAGTTAGGAGGCAAGAAAATGGGTAAAATCGTCATTAATAACGTGGAATTAGAATTAGAACTTCTCGATGCAGATGTAATGGAAGTATACGAAGATACTATTAATAATGTGGCTGTAAAAGTAAAAGACCCTACGGCTTATAAAGGAAAATCCAATGCTGATGCGATGAGATATCAGTGCAGATGCGTAGAAGAAGCTTTTGATACTATCTTCGGGGAAGGAACAGCAGCAAAGGTGTTCCCTAAGAACAATAATCTTAGAGTACGCATGGAAGCATTTAATGTTTTATGTAATGAAAGTCGAAATGCAAAAGAAGAGACAGCGGCTCTTGTAGGCAAATATTCTCCTGAGAGAGTGGAAAACCGAGAAGAAAGAAGAGGGCACAACAAAGGTGGTAAGAATAACCACCGCTACCATCGTTAAAGATGGCAGCCAATTTACTGATAGACCGTCCTCCTAGTTTTGTAACGATTGACAACGAACACTATGAGATCCGTTCGGACTTTAGGACATCGATATTGTTTGAGATACTGATGCAGGACGACGAACTAGATGATACGGAGAAGATATTAAATGCTCTTCGGTTATATTATCCGGTGGTTCCGTCGAACATACCAAAAGCCATTGATGAAATGCTCTGGTTCTATGGCTGTGGAAAGGAAAAAGTAAAATCGACCGAAGAGTCTGAAGAAGAGACAGAGGAAGATGCGGAAGAAGATTCTGATTCCGGCCAGAGGATTTATTCTTTTGAACATGATGACGAATATATCTATGCTGCGTTTCTACAGCAGTATGGCATTGACCTTACCAAGGTGAAGTATATGCACTGGTGGAAATTCCGTGCATTGTTCAAATCCTTGAGCGATCAGTGTGAATTTGTCAAGATTATGGGATACAGGAGCATAAAGACAACTTCGAAGATGTCACCAGAGCAGAGAAGATTTTATAACAAAATGAAATCTATTCATGCGCTTCCGCTGTCAACGAAGGAACAGGAATACATAGACAAAATTACTTATGCCCTCATGCATGGCGGAGACCTGGCAGGACTTGTGTGATAGGAGGCGTGTAGTATAGAAATCGACAAGAAAAAGTACAAAAAAGTAGTGTGTCCCAAATGTGGATACCGGATGCCGGTATCATATGATGAGGGCGCAGAGTGTAAGGGGGTGTTCGTCCGGTGCAAAGGAAGGAACTGCCCCTATCTTTTTGAGATAACAATCAAAGACGGGAAACAGTCTAAGTAGAGCCATAATGAGCCGATAGATGTTTACCTTCAAGCGAGGTGAAAACATTGGGCTATGATGGCACATTAAAATTTGATACATCTATCGATTCGTCTGGTTTCCAGAAAGGAATCGATAATATCAGTTCGATTGCCAGTACTGCTCTCAAGTCGACTGCAGCCATAATTGGAGGAGTCGCTACGGCAGTGGCCGGAATTGGTACAGCTGCAATTAATGTTGGCATGGAATTCGAAGCCGGAATGTCCAACGTAGCCGCCATTTCCGGAGCAACAGGTGAAGAATTGGAAGCCTTGACTGAAAAGGCGAAAGAAATGGGAGCGAAGACGAAATTCTCCGCTACCGAATCTGCAGAAGCATTTGAATACATGGCCATGGCAGGCTGGAAGACCGAAGATATGCTTGGTAGTATCGAAGGTCTTATGAACCTTGCCGCTGCATCCGGAGAAAATCTTGCAACGACATCTGATATCGTAACAGATGCAATGACTGCATTTGGTCTTAGTGCCAGTGGAACAACGACCATCATAAAAGATGGATTCTCAAAAGAGGTATCCAATGCAACGCATTTTGCTGATGTATTGGCAAAAGCATCGTCTAGTGCCAATACTAACGTAGGAATGATGGGAGAGACATTTAAGTATGTCGCTCCTGTAGCCGGGGCATTAGGCTATTCTGTAGAAGATACAGCAACAGCTATTGGTCTGATGGCGAATAGCGGTATCAAGGCAGGACAGGCCGGCACATCATTGAGAGCTATTCTTTCCAGACTGGTAAAACCTACGGATGAAGTACAGGGAGCAATGGATGCTCTGGATATTTCACTGACAAATGGTGATGGAACTATGAAATCCTTGAATGAGGTCATGGTGGACCTTAGAAAAGGATTTGAAGGATTATCCGAAGCGGAGAAAGCTGAAATGGCGACGGCCATTGGTGGACAGGAGGCTATGTCTGCCCTGCTCGCTATTGTAGAGGCTTCTGATGAGGATTTTGATAAACTGACAAACTCCATTTACAACTGCGATGGAGCTGCTGCAGAAATGGCGGCCACCATGCAGGATAATCTTGCCGGTAGAATCGAAGAACTTACGGGAGGCATTGAGACATTAGGGCTCAGCATCTATGAGGGCATCGAAGAACCTATGAAAACAGCTGCAGAAGCGGCAATCGAAATGGTGGACCAGCTTCAGGCAGCCTATAACGAGAATGGTTTACAGGGCATGGTGGAGGCAGTAGGCTCCGTCATGGCACAGATCGTACAGAAGGTCGCAGAGGCGGCTCCGGATTTCATCAATACAGCAGTAGAGCTTATTTCTGGATTCTGTGAGAATATCAGAAATGCAGATGGAATAGGAGAAGCAGGAGCCGACCTTATTACTTCACTGGTCACAGCCCTTCTCAGTACAGCCGAACAGTTATGGTCCACGGCGATTACTCTGGTAGGCAAATTGGCAGGAGGCGTTGCAGAAGGTGCACCTCAGATGGTGGATGCGGCAATCGAATGCATCTCCGGTATCGTAGATACAGCAATCGAATGGGCACCGAATATCCTAAATGCAGGCATTGAGATTGCGGCTTCTCTGATTGAAGGAATCGTTTCCAAAGTGCCGGATATGTTCAGTGCTGGTATTGAAATGCTGACCCAGCTGACATCTGGAATCAAACAGAATCTTCCTGAAATGATCGCTGTCGGAATGGAAGCGCTGATGAATTTCTCCGGAACCCTTCGTGAGAACGTGGGAGATTTGGTAGATGCCGGTCTTGAACTGATTATGACATTGGCACAGTCTCTCATTGATAATATCCCGGTATTTATCGAGACAGTACCGACGATTATCACCAATCTGGCAGGAATCATCAACGACAATGCTCCGAAGTTATTGTCTGCTGGTCTTGAACTAATC